TTAGATCCGTGTCTTCAATGTATAAAGCAATTCGAGTGCACGGCGTGGTGTCAGGTCATCCAGATCGAGCTTGGCCAGTTCATCGAGCACCGGATGCGGCAGGCTGGCGAACAGATCGCTTTGCTGCGGCGCGGCCGGTTTGCCTTTGGTCGGGCGCGGTGCTTCATGGGGCAGGCTGGTGGTTTCCAGGCGGCTCAGGTGCTCGCGGGCGCGGCTGATCACGTCGCTTGGCACGCCGGCCAACTGCGCCACCGCCAATCCGTAGCTCTGACTCGCCGGGCCGGGCAGGACATGGTGCAGGAACACAATGCGTTCGTTGTGCTCGGTGGCGTTGAGGTGAACGTTGGCCACCAGCGGTTGGCTCTCCGGCAGCACCGTCAATTCGAAGTAGTGCGTGGCGAACAGCGTGTAGGCCCGCAACTGGGCGAGACGTTCTGCCGCAGCCCAAGCCAGGGACAAGCCGTCGAAGGTGCTGGTGCCGCGACCGACTTCGTCCATCAGCACCAGGCTGCGCTCGGTGGCGTTGTGCAGGATGTTCGCGGTTTCACTCATTTCCACCATGAACGTCGAACGACCACCGGCCAAGTCATCACTGGAGCCGATCCGGGTGAAGATGCGGTCTACCAACGACAATTCGCAGCTGGCCGCGGGCACAAAGCTGCCGATGTGGGCCAGCAGCACGATCAACGCGGTCTGGCGCATGTAGGTGGATTTACCGCCCATGTTCGGACCGGTGATCACCAGCATGCGCGTATTGTCGTCCAGGCTCAGGTCGTTGGCCACGAACGGCGTTGTCAAGACTTGCTCGACCACCGGGTGACGACCCTGGCTGATGCGCATGCACGGCTCGCTGACGAAGCGCGGGCAGTTGAGGTCCAGGTTGAGCGCGCGTTCGGCCAGGTTGCTCAGCACGTCCAGTTCCGCCAGGGCGGCGGCGGTGTCCTGCAACGGCGGCAGTTGGCTGATCAGGTCTTCAAGCAGCGCTTCGTAGAGCATCTTTTCCCGGGCCAGGGCGCGGCTCTTGGCCGACAGCGCCTTGTCTTCGAACGCCTTGAGCTCGGGGGTGATGAAACGCTCGGCGCCCTTGAGGGTCTGGCGGCGAATGTAGTCGGCTGGGGCTTGCTCGGCCTGCTTGCTCGGCAGTTCGATGAAGTAGCCGTGGATGCGGTTGTAGCCGACCTTGAGGTTGGCCAGGCCGGTACGGGCTTTTTCCCGGGCTTCGAGGTCGATCAGGAACTGGCCGGCGTTCTCGCTCAGCGATTGCAACTCGTCGAGCTCGGCGTCGTAGCCGGTTTTCAGCACGCCACCGTCACGGATCACCGCGGGCGGGTTGTCGATAATGGCTTTTTCCAGCAGCGCGGCCAGCTCCGGGTAGGTGCTGGTGGTGCGCGCCAGTTGTTGCAGGTGCGGCGCTTCGAGCTCGGTCATTGCGACTTGCAGTTCGGGCAACGCACCGAGGGCATCGCGCAGGCGCGCCAGGTCACGAGGACGGGCGTTGCGCAGGCCGATGCGCGCCAAGATTCGCTCGATGTCGCCGATTTCCTTGAGCTGCGGTTGCAATTGTTCGAAGCGATAACGGTCCAGCAGGCAGGTAATGGAGGACTGGCGCGCTGTCAGTACTGTCAGGTCCCGCAGCGGACGGTTCAACCAGCGGGTCAGCAGACGGCTGCCCATGGCGGTCTGGCAGCGATCGACCACCGATTGCAAGGTGTTGTCGCGCCCACCGGCCAGGTTGGTGTCCAGCTCCAGGTTGCGTCGGCTCGCGCCGTCCAGCACCACCGTGTCATCCAGGCGTTCGTGACGCAGGCTGCGCAAGTGGGGCAGGGCGGTGCGCTGGGTTTCCTTGGCGTAGGCCAGCAGGCAACCGGCCGCGCCGATGGCCAGGGTCAGGTTCTCGCAACCGAAGCCCTTCAGGTCCTGGGTGGAAAACTGCTGGCAGAGACTTTTCAGCGCCGAGTCGCGCTCGAAATCCCACGGCGCCCGCCGACGTACGCCACGGCGTTTTTCCGCCGGCAGGTCCTTGGGCCAATCATCAGGAATCAACAGCTCCACCGGGTTGACCCGCTCCAGCTCCGCCAGCAGGTTTTCCCAGCCCTTGATTTCCAGCACCGAGAAATTGCCGCTGGTGATGTCCAGCACGGCCAGGCCAAACAGCCGCTCGTCGCCCAAGACCGCGGCAATGAGGTTGTCCCGGCGCTCGTCCAGCAAGGCTTCGTCACTGACCGTACCCGGGGTGATGATCCGCACGACTTGGCGTTCCACTGGGCCTTTGCTGGTGGCCGGGTCGCCGACTTGTTCGCAGATCACCACGGACTCGCCAAGCTTGACCAGTTTCGCCAGGTAACCTTCCGCTGCGTGGTAAGGAATCCCACACATCGGAATCGCCATGCCCGCCGACTGCCCACGCGCCGTCAGGGTGATGTCCAGCAGCTTGGCGGCCTTCTTCGCGTCCTCGTAGAAGATCTCGTAGAAGTCGCCCATGCGGTAGAACATCAGCTGATCGGGGTGCTGGTTCTTCAGGCGCCAGTATTGCTGCATCATCGGCGTGTGGGAGGACAGGTCGTTCACGGCTGTATTCATGGGTGTCAGGCAAAGCTCGTTGAAGTGTGTAGGCAAAAGGAGGGGCATTGGCCCGGCTTTTCCGCGATGGGCGCAAGGTTAACATGGGCGGTCTGGTGCTACCCATATGTGAGTGGTTTTTGGGACTGTGTGCTTATCCGTTTTTCGGTAACGGCTACTTAGGGTGCCGCCCTGACGGCGGGTCACTTTTGAAGAGCCCGCAAGCCGGCCTGTTCCTCCGGCTGTACTCCGATCCAATTGTGGGAGCGAGCTTGCTCGCGATGACGGCTGCCAATACAACTTAGTTGTAACTGGACTACCGCCATCGCGAGCAAGCTCGCTCCCACAGTGATGACTCGGGTTTCTCTCAGGTCTCGGCTTGCACCATGAATGCCTACCTCACCTCAACCACATCCAACGCCCGGTTCGCCAGCAACTGGCTCAGCTCGATCATCTGTTGAACCCCCAGCAAGATATTCCGTCGCGAGCCCTTCAGGTCGAATGCCAGGTCGCTGACCATGGCGTTGGCCGAGGCCAGGGTTTCGCTGAGGTTGGCGAGCAGGCATTCGGCGTCGATGTTGGGGCGATGATGAAAAGGGTGTCGGGTGTGTCAGCGGTTTCTTTGTCGGTTTTCGGCTTGAGGTAGTAGTCCAGGGCGCGGGTGGCCGCGTCGTCGAGTTTCTTGGCGTTGGCCGATTGGGTGCGGGAGACGTGTTCGTTAGGGGGATTCGGTGTGTGCTTCGGCATTCTATGGATCCTTGAGGTTGAGCCACCACTCACTCGCGACTAAACGAGGGGGCGGCAGCTGTACGCAGGTTAGTCGACCGGGGATCCAAGGAACCGGCGCGCCCGAGGGCGCCCTGCGCACAGCTACCATCAAATGCAGGAGTAGGGATACCTGACTGAAGGGAGCAATGAGCACCTTGGAATACCGAGCGACTAAACCCGATCACTGATAGGCAGTGACGAGATCAAAAGTACCGATGGAATCCAAGGCGCACAAGCCGGCGGATTCTGGCGTAGTTGTAGGCAGAGGCGCAAGTTGACGTAGCCTTGTGTTGCGCATCTGAAGGACGGCTATGAAGCTTTTCCCAAAGGTTTGTAGGACGAATTCCGTGGCGAGGGATGAGTGCGAAGCGCTCATAAAAAAAGGGTCTGCTGCGCAGCCCAGCGGGAGCAAGCTCCCTCGCCACAAATGCATCTAACCAAGCTTCGTGAGGTGTATTAACGATTTATGCAAATCAGCATTTGTCTTCCGCGAAAAGAACAAGCATTATGCGCGTTATGCAAAAACGCAACGTTTCTACCGTATTAAGAGCATTGCTCGATCAGCACGGGATCTCCCCCACGGAGCTTCACCGGCGTACCGGCGTGCCTCAGTCCACCCTCTCGCGGATCCTCAGCGGCAAGATCGTCGATCCTTCGGATAAACACATCTCGAAGATCGCCGAATATTTCGCCGTGAGCACCGACCAGTTGCGCGGGCGCGCCGATGTTGTGCCCGCCGGCAACAGCCGCCGCGACGAGCCGCATTCTGAACTCAAGGACATAAGCCTTTGGGACGACGACACGCCCGTCGAGGAAGACGAGGTGTCCGTTCCTTTTCTGCGTGAGGTTGAATTGGCTGCTGGATCAGGAAGATTCGTCATTGAGGAAAGCGAGCGCTCCAGCCTGCGTTTCGGCAAGCGCAGCCTGCGCCACAACGGCGTGCAGTTCGACCAGGCCAAATGCGTGACGGTACGCGGCAACAGCATGTTGCCAGTGCTGCGCGACGGCGCCACGGTTGGGGTGAATGCCGGTAAATGCGGGATCGGCGACATCGTCGACGGTGACCTCTACGCCATCAACCACAACGGCCAACTGCGGGTGAAGCAGCTTTATCGCCTGCCCACCGGCATCCGCCTGCGCAGCTTCAACCGCGATGAGCATCCGGATGAGGACTACACCTTCCAGGAAATGCAGGACGAGCAGATCGTCATCCTCGGTCACGTCTTCTGGTGGGGCATGTACGCCCGCTAACCCTTCCGCTGTCAGATAAAACCCGCCGTCGTGCGGGTTTTTTTTCGCCTCCTGAAAACCCGAAACCACCGTGCCCACAAGGCCTTCATGCATTTGCGCATTTCATGTGCATAAATAAATGCATTTACGCATTGACTGTATATGCATCCATGCATATTCTGTGTCCAAGCCGCTCGACAAAGCGGCTGGCAACGAAGCTCTTTAGTTCCACCAACAGGCAGCGATGAACCGGCCTTAACGGTTCAAAGGGTTGGCAACTGGCCCGGGTGTGCAGCGTAAAGCACCAGAAGCAGTTATCCGGCGGGCAGGGACCGCGGCCGGAGGAACAATTTGAATGGATCCGTACCGCGCCAGTCGCGCCGAAAGATCAAGCGCATTACTGAAAAGCCTGGGCGACCGGGCTTTTTGGAATGCCTGTGCCGTGAGGTGCTTCAAACAGGCAGGGCATTTCCATGCGCTCATCCGTGAAACCAAGGAGATGCCCAGATAAAAAAGTGATTTAAAAAACTTACCTATCTAAAAGGATGTAACTGATGAAAACCTTTTTCAGTGTGCTGGTCGTAGCTGTCCTGGCCTTCCAGTCCCTTAACGCAAGTGCTGAAACCTCTCCTGTCGGTTCCTGGCAATTCGCCTACTACCATGTTCCGGGCGGTGGTTTTTATGCCAACCAAACGATCTGTTTCAAAGCAGACAATACCTGGTACTCGAGTTCGCAGGCTGGCTGGAAGGGCGCATGGTTCCAGAACGGGGACGATCTCCAATGGAATGGGAGTGTGCCAATGCCGGGTGCAGGGAGCGCCAACAATCTCGCGACCATTGCCATGGGTAAGTTAGCTGTCGCTGGTTCGATGTCGGGTAACTACGCGGAATGGGCCGCACCCAGTGCGCTACCGCTGTCTTGGGACAGGCACTACACCTACACCATGGCTTACAAAGGCGCGACTTGCGCTGCGCCAAAGTGATGACAGCCCTGAATTACCTAGACAAAGCTTGAACGCCGCTCCTAGCAACCTAATGCGTTGCACCGACCCACATCTCATTCAACCTCACACAACTTACCCGCCCAAACTAAATCACCCCAGGAAACGAGACATGACAAACGAGCAACAAGCGTTGCTGGACATGCCGATCTGGCTGGTCATCGTGCTCGCCCTGGTGGGCGGGGTGACTGGCGAGATGTGGCGTGCCGATAAAGAGGGCGCCCGTGGTTGGTCGCTGCTGCGTCGCCTGGCGCTGCGTTCCGGTGCCTGCATGATCTGTGGCGTCTCGGCGATCATGCTGTTGTACGCCATGGGCCTGTCGATCTGGGCTGCGGGCGCCTTCGGTTGCCTGACGGCCATGGCCGGCGCGGATGTGGCCATCGGGCTTTACGAACGCTGGGCCGCCAAGCGGATGGGCGTGAGTGAACTGCCGCCGCGCGATTCCCGTTCCGACCCACATTGATCCCTTGCTGGTGATCTTCGTGCCGCCATGAATAAAGGAGGCCTTGATGCCTGCCGTCCTCGAAAAACCATCGCAACTGTTCTTCGCCATTGCCCAGACGCTGCGCGCCATTTATCCCGCCTTGAAAGTCGGCAGTCCCCAGGAGTTCGACGGCACCGACGATCAACCCTGGGTGCTGATCGCCATTGAGCGCGATGCCCCCGGCCAGCGTGCCAACGACGGGCGTATCGCCCATGTCCTGACGGTTTCCCTGCAAGTGGTCATGGCCGTTCCAGGATGGGACGCCTGCGACTTGGCCGCAGAGCTGAAGCATCTGGTCATGGATAACCGCTGGGGGCTGTCCGGCGATCAATGCGATCTGCCGACGGAGCTCGATAGCCTCCCGTCCACGTTCATCCACCCGGCGCGGCAATACACCGCCTGGACCCTTTCCTTCAGCCAGACCCTGTACCTCGGGCCGACGCTGTTGGATGACCCGCTCGGTATTGCGAAGTTTGCCCGCACCTGGGAAGTTTCGAACATCGACGACCCGGACCAATACACCGCACTCGAGGGATGAGCCATGTTTGATGCGCTGTTACGGATGCATCTGGGGCCGATCATCGAACGTCTGGCGCAGATGGAAACCGAATTGGAAGACTTGCATCGACGTGCGGAGAGTTTCTGCCGCATCGGCATTTGCCAGGAAGTCGACGCGGCCAGCAATACCTGCAAAGTCAGCCATGGCGGGCTGCTGACGCCGGCGATCCGCTTCTTCAACCCGAGCGCCGGCGCCCAGAGCGAGTCGCGGATTCCGTCCGTGGGCGAGCAATGCCTGTTGCTGAACCATGGCGGCGGCGACGGCGGTGGCCAAGCGGTCGCCTTGTTCGGCCTTAACGGCGGTCAGTTTCCGCCCGTCTCGACCCAGGCTTCGCTGACGCGTCGCCTCTATCAGGACGGCACGGAAAACGGCTACGACCACGCCAGCCATGTCCTGCACTGGCAGAACGGCCCGGCGGCGTTCAGCGGTTCCCGCGAATCCCTCCGGTTGAGCATTGGCCCATCAAGCCTGGTGATGACGCCGCAAACCATCGAACTAAAACTGGGCGCCGTCGGCATTCGCCTCGATGCCGCCGGTGTGCACCTGAGCGGCCCGGTGGTGGATCACCAGGGGCGCGTCATCAGTACCGCATAAAGGATTTCCCATGATTGGAATCGATCGCAACACCGGCGCGACGGTCGACGACTGGCTGCAATTTGTGCAGCGCGCCACCCGCGCACTTACCACGCCGTTAGGCACTCGCCAGAAGCGTCCGTTGTATGGCTGCGCATTGACCGAGTTGCTCGGGCAGAACCTCGGCGACGACCTGCTGATCCTCGCCCAGAGCCACGCGGCCCAAGCGTTCTACAACCCCCATAACGGCATCGATGATTTCGAGCCGCAGGTCATCGTCGCCAATCGACAAGGCGCCGGCTTGCTGTTGCGTTTCGCCGGCACCTGGAAAAACCGCAAGCAGACGTTCGAGGTGGTGACATGAGCATGCTGATTCCTGGCCAGAACCAACTGGCCGAACCGGCCATCGTCACCGTCGACGCGTTCGAGGATTTGCTCGCCGAGTTCAAGACCTTCGTGGTCGAGTACGTCGCCGCACGCTCTCCCGCCAGCGCCGCCAAGCTGGTGGACAGCCTCGAGAACGAAAGCGAACTGCTGACCCTGGCCCTCGAGGCGTTCTGCGTCCGGCTGCAAACCCACGAACGCAAATACAACGCCCGCATCAAGCAGATGTTGGCGTGGTGGGCCACCGGCACCAACCTCGACGCTCGCCTCGCGGACATGGGGCTCGAACGCCAGTTGCTCGACCCGGGCGACCCGGCCGCGTTCCCGCCCATCGCCCCGGTCTACGAGAGCGATGACGATGCGCGGCTGCGCTATTACCTGGCGCCCCACGCTCCGGCGGCGGGTTCGCGCATGCAATATCGGCGGGAGATTTTCACCCTGGGGCAACGTCCCGTGGTGAAAGTCGAGAACGCCTCGGCGGGTGTGGTGACGGTCACGTACACCTTCGACCCGGACAGCTACGCCGGGCAGATCAAGGACGGCAACGGACGCCGCACCGCGCCCGGCGAAGTCACGGTCACGGTGTTGTCCCGCGACGGCGATGGAACGCCATCCGAAACGTTGCTCGACCGCGTCCGCGAGCATTTCGCCCGGCCGGATGTACGGCCGGAAACCGATCGGGTCATCGTCCAACCCGCGCAAATCAAGAACTACAAGATCCGCGTCGTGGCGAAGATCAATCCCGGGCCGGACTCAGGCCTGACCCAGGTTGCCGCCCAGCAGCAACTGCAGGAATACGCCGAGGCCTGCCATCGCCTGGAAGGTCGCGTGGACCCGAGCTGGATCGACTACACGCTGCACAGCGCCGGCGCGGTTCAGCTGCAGATTCTCGAACCGCTTGCGCCGATTGTGACGAGTGCTTCCCAGGCCCCGTACTGCACGGGCGTCGAGGTTGAGGTGGACACGTTATGAGTGACGACACACCTCGCCCGGGCCTGCTGCCGGTCAACAGCTCACCGTTGGAACGGGCGCTGGATCTTGGGTTTGCCCAATTGCTGGAGCGCATCGATCCGCCGTTTCCGGAGTTGATGAATCCGCAGGAAACGCCTTTGGCGTTCCTTCCGTATCTGGCGGCGGATCGTGGGGTCAAGGAATGGAGTACGGAGGCGGTCGAAGCCGAAAAACGCCTGACGGTTGAACTCGCATGGCCCACCGCGCGACAAGCCGGGACGCGAAAGGCGCTGGAAAACGCCGCCAAGGGTCTGCAATTGATGCCCGAAGTGCGCGCCTGGCATGAGCAGACACCACCGGGCCTGCCCTACAGTTTTTCCGTCAGGGCATTCACCGACCAGCCCTACAGCGAAACCATCGACGCCCGTCTCGACCGCCGCCTGGCCGATGCCAAAAGTGAGCGCGACGTCTTGAACGTTTCCGTCGGCTTGAGTGCCTTCGGTCGTCACGTCATCGGCGCCGCCACGCTGTGCGGCGAGTTGACCACGGTTTACCCGATCGTCATCGAAGGCCTCGAAGCCTCGGGCCAGGCCTTCATCGCCGCGGCGCTCTACACCGTCGAAACCTCCACTATTTATCCACAGGGGTCCTAAATGGCCGACTACTACACCCTGCTCACCGATGCGGGGATCGCCTACGAAACCGCCTGCAAGGCGGCGGGCACACCGATCAAGCTGTCGCAGATTTCCGTCGGTGACGGCGGCGGTGCCGTCTACAACCCCGCGGCGACCGCTACCGCACTCAAGCGTGAAGTCTGGCGCGGGCCGCTGAATGCACTGTTCCAGGATGAGAAAAACCCGAGTTGGCTGCTGGCCGAAGTCACCATCCCGTCCGACGTGGGCGGCTGGTATGTGCGTGAGGCCGGGATCTGGACCGACACCGGGATTCTGTACGCGATCGTGAAATATCCGGAGTCGTTCAAGCCGGTGTTGGCGACGTCGGGCTCGGGGAAAGAGTTTTATATTCGGTCGATATTCGAGACGAGTAATGCCGAGCTGGTGACGTTGTTGATTGACGATACGGTGGTCAAGGCGACGCGGGTTTGGGTGATGAGTTATCTGGCCGATGAGTTGGCCAAGCTTGATGGTAAGCAGTCGGTCCGTGTGGCTACTACCGGGAATATTGTTCTGAGTGGGGCTCAGCAAATTGATGGCGTAGCGGTTGTGTCTGGTCAGCGTGTGTTGGTAGTAGCCCAAACATCCGCCAAGGATAACGGCATCTATATTGTGGCTAATGGGGCGTGGGTACGCTCGGCTGATTGCAATAGCAGCTCGAAAGTAACACCAGGCCTGACAGTCGTGGTCGAGGAAGGAGTGACTTACGGCGATTCGCTTTGGCACTTGGTCACGAACAATCCCATAACTCTCGGCGCCACCGCATTGACGTTTGAAATGCTTGCCGGAAGAACCGGCATTGCGGCCGGGACGTATAAAAGTTTGACGGTTGATAAATATGGTCGTGCAACCGCCGGGTCTAACCCTGAAACCCTGTCAGGTTTCGGTATCAAGGATTCCTATACGAAAGCCGAGATCGAGGCGCTAATAGCGAAGTCTTCCTCACTGCCAGTGGGGGCTCAGGTGGCATTTCAGACCACCGTTGCACCAGCCGGCTTCTTGGAAATGGATGGGTCTTTATTCGACCCATTGCTTTACCCTCAATTGGCTGCGTTTCTCGGTAGTAATCGCCTACCAGATTATCGTGGCATGGTTCCTCGCGGATGGGATCACGGTCGCGGGATAGACCCAGGTCGCGATTTGGGTAGTGAGCAGTCGGATGCTCTGCAGAATATTTCGGGTTCGTTTTATACCCGCGCTACTGACCAAGTAGCGGGTGATGTATTGACGCCGACCGGGGCGTTCAAGGTGGTTGTTGATGGCAGCCTAACTGGAATCAAGACAATTTCGACGACCCAAAAGGCGTCTTACAATGTCATGTTCGATGCATCGCTATCCGCAAGAACTGCCGCCGAGACACGGATGCGCAACGTCGCGACGATGTGGTGTATCAAGGCTTGGAGCGCAGCAACCAATCAAGGAACGATTGATGTCGCCGTGCTTGCCAACAAGGTCGGTAAGGTTTTACCGGTGGGCTATCTCACAGGCTTGCGTATGTGGAATAGCATCGGGTCGCCTGACACCGTAGTCAATGTCGATCCGGGCGCGGCAAAGTCTTCGGACAACGGACTAGACATTGTTTTGCCCGGCAACTGGGCTGCGGGACTTCTGCCGTCAGGCGCATGGTCTGCTGGCTCTGGAGCTCAGAAACTAGATATGGGTGTCCGTGAAGCAAATGCGTGGTACCACCTGTTTCTGATTCGAAAAAATACGAACGGGACAGGTGAACTCCTGTTTTCGTTAAGCCCTACTGCTCCGATACTGCCTTCGGATTATTCGGGAGCGCGCCGTATTGGTTCGGTAAGGACAGATGCCAGCGGCAATATTACGTCGTTCATTAACGTGGGTCGTTCCTTCTGGTGGTCGATGCCGATTAAAGATGCTAGCGGCTCCCTACCAGCCAATAGTAACGCGTCTGTTTCTCTGGTTCTTTCTGTTCCGCCAGGCGTCAGAGTGCTCGTAAAAAATCAGGTCGCCTTTACTGGTTCTTCCAGCAATATCTATCTGAGGCCGACGGATTCGACGGCTATCACGACCACATGGTTGGTCGCCAACAATACTGCGTCCGTAGCCAATTGGAACGGGGGCTTAGGGATGAACACCTCAGATGTTGACTTCGGTTCTGTGCCATTTGAAACCCTGAGTAACACGATCTCTCAGGTAGTCATGCAATACCAAAGTGCAGCAATGAACGGTTTATACGCAGTCATGACGCTCGGTTGGACCGAGTTGGATTAAGGAGTAACGCAATGCCGTGGATTCAACGAAGCGAGACCGGAGAAATCGTTGGTCAATTTACCAACCGCCAGCCCGGTTATGCCGAGGTTTGGGCTGACAATGGCGACCCGGAGCTTTCCAGACCAACCCCTGAGCAACTGGCTGCGGCTGAGCGTATTTGGCGCGACACTAAAATCGACACTATCCGCTGGTTGCGCGAAAGACATCGCGATGAGCTCGATATAGGTATCGACACCACACTGACCGATCTAGAGTTCTCGGAGTTGCTGAAATTTATCCAGGAACTTCGTGATTGGCCGCAGTCGACAGATTTCCCGAGTGAGGCCAAACGCCCCGGAACTCCTGCATGGCTTGTCGATTTAGGTAAATAAAATACTGCATCAATTACCCCATCGATGGGGTTCTCATACATATATCACCCAAAGCCCCTTCCAAAGGGGCTTTTTCATATCCGGAGAAACCCAAATGGCACCACGCCAAACCTACACCGTGCTCCTCCCATTCCCCACCGGCGGCGGTCACTGGTCGACCACCGGCCAGGAACTAGACCTGCTCGACGTCGAGGCCAACGCCTTGCTCAGCGCCGGGCGCCTGGCCCTGAAAAAAACCGAAGCCGTCGAACCGGCTTCTGCATCCAACCCGGCCAAAAAGGCCACCACCAAAAAGGCTGAATAACCATGGCTGAGGTTTTGAACTTCGAGCACAACGGCATCACCGTCAATGCCACTGAATCCCCGGAGGCCATGGGTGGCCTGGGGGACAACGTCATCGGGTTGGTCGGCACCGCGCCAAATGCCAACCCGCTGATTCCGAAAAATACCCCGTTCCGCATCAACAGCTTCACCACCCAGGCCCAGTTGGACCCGACCGGTGCCGAGGCGGGGACGTTGTTCCACGCGGTCTACCAGATTCTCAAAGTGGTCAAGGTGCCGGTCTATGTGGTCATCGTCGAAGAAGGCGCGACTCTGGCCGACACGCAGAACAATGTGATCGGCGGCATCGAGGCACAGACCGGGCGCAAGTTGGGCCTGGCCGCATTGAGTGGCGTGGCGGAAGACCTGACCATCATCGGCGCGCCGGGCTTCACCGGCACCAAGGCGGTGGCAGGCGAGTTCGCTTCGTTCGGCAAGCGCATCAAGGCGCGTGTGGTGCTGGATGGCAAGGACGCCTCGGTCGCTGATCAAGTGACCTATAGCCAGGAACTGGGCGGCGCCGACCTCGGTTTCGACCGTTGCCTGGTGGTACACAACATGCCGGCGGTGTACTCCAAGGCCGCGAAGAAAAACGTCTTCCTGGCCCCGTCGAGCCTGGCTATCGCCGCCCTCGCCAAGGTCAAGCAGTGGGAGAGCCCGGGTAATCAGGTGACCTACGCCGAGGACGTTTCGCGCACCGTCGAATACAACATCCTCGACACCTCCACCGAAGGCGATCTGCTCAACCGCTACGGCGTCAGCTACTACGCCCGCACCATTCTTGGCGGCTTCTCGTTGCTGGGCAACCGTTCCATCACCGGCAAGTTCATCAGCTACGTCGGCCTGGAAGATGCCATCAGCCGCAAGCTGGTGAAGGCCGGCCAGAAAGCCATGGCCAAGAACCTGACCAAGTCGTTCATGGACCAGGAGGTCAAGCGCATCAACGACTGGCTGCAAACCCTGGTCGCCGACGAAACCATCCCTGGCGGCAGCGTGTACCTGCACCCGGAACTGAACAGCGTCGAGAAATACAAGAACGGCACCTGGTACGTGGTCATCGACTACGGCCGCTACGCGCCGAACGAACACATGATTTATCAACTCAATGCCCGCGATGAAATCATCGAGCAGTTCCTGGAGGACGTTCTCTAATGTTTACCAACCGCGTAAGACAGGCCATCGCGGCCACCCTGCAAGGCCTGCCGTTGTCGGCGACCGTGGAAGAATTCACGCCGCCGAAGATCGAATTCGAAATGGAAGAGATGCGTGGCGGCCGCTTCATCGGCGAGGAAATGGCCAAGGGCGGCAAGGTGCTGACGGCCAAGCTGGTGCTGCAAGGCGTCGGGCCGGAAATCATGTTGGCCCTGGGCGTGAGCGTCGGCGACGACATTCTGCTGAACGTGCGTGAAGCGGGCCAGGATCAGGACGGCAACACCTGGTTCACCTACCACACGGTGGGCGGCAAGTTGAAATCCCTCGACGAAGCCGCGTTGAAGATGAACGAGAAGCCCACCACGACCCTCGAGCTGTCCTGCCGCACCTACAACCGCCTGGAAAACGGCGTCCCGGTGATCGACATCGACGTGCGCACCCAGAAGTTCGTGCTCAACGGCGTCGACATTCTTGGCGATGCCCGTCGTGCGGTGTTGCTGCCTTAAGCATTTGCCAGCCGGCTAGATGCAATCCCTGTGGGAGCGAGCTTGCTCGCGATAGCGGAGTGTCAGACACCTCGATGCTGAACGCACCGCCGTCATCGCGAGCAAGCTCGCTCCCACAGGTTGTGCTTTGATTCACCAAGGAATTGATTTCATGTCCTGGATGCCTCCTACCCATGAGCTGCTATCGCCGATCACCGGTGACGACGGCTCGCAGATCGAGCGGTTGCAACTCAAGCCGCTGTACTACGCCGCGCAAAAGGACGCCCTGGCCCGCGCTGGCGATGACGAAGACGAGCAGTTCTTCGAATTGGCCAAGCTGGCCACCGGCCTGTCGGCCAAGGAGCTGGACCAGCTCAAACGCCCGGACTACGTGAGCATTGCGCAATACGTGCACGAAATGTCCACGCGCCCAGCTTCGTACTTTCTGAATGACGCGCAGGCCGATCCCGACCAGGTGCCGCTGCTGCAACCGCTCGAGGTGGCGGGCCGCAGCCTGACCTCGCTGACCTTGGAAATGCCTGTGCTGCGTGCCACCAAGGCGATGAAAAAACTGAAGACGGCCAAAGAACGCGCCGAGTTCATCACCGCCCATTGCACTGGCCTGATGCTGCCGGACCTGGCCTCGCTGACCGTGCCTGACTGGACGCAACTCCAGGTACGCATCGACGATTTTTTAAACAAACCGGCGGACTTCTTTCGGAGCGCGACATCGAAGTGATCCTCGATGTGGTGCCGCTCATTTACTCGGTAAGTGAAGCGGAAATCCTGGAGTGGGACGCCGGCAAGGCCTTGCGCCGATACGACATCGCGATCACTCGCCTTGGCGTGAAACAGGAGTAGAACAGGATGGCAGACAACACGTTTTCGCTGTCCGGCGCGGCGAGCATTGGCGGCGTATTGGAAACGTCGGGGCTGAACCTGGCATTGACCACGGCCAGTCTCGACATCCGCCTGCTGGTGTCGGAACAGGTCAAGTTGCGAGAAACGCTGACATTGCTGAACGTTGCCCTGTCACAGCAGCAATCGCTGCTCAAGGCAAATGGTTCGGCGGCGGCGTCCAGCAGCGAGCCGAAATCCAAGCTAAAGGCCGAGGTTGAACAAAGCGCACCGCCTGATCGACGCAAGTCTTCCATAGCCTTGGAGTTGGCGATGGTTGAGCTCAATCTGGTGGCGAAACTGAGCAAGGATCAGCTCTCCGGCATGGCGATCGCCAACCTGAAGATGGCCAGCGAAAAACAGGTGGCACCCAGCGGGGCGACAGCGGTGCAGCTGGCGCAGGTCGAATTGGCAGCGGCGAAAGCAGGTATCGGGAGTGGCCTCGACCCAGCCAAGAAACAGGACGAGTTGCTGAATTTTACTCGCGACAGCGCGGTCATGGCGTCGGCGTTCGGTCTTGATGTCAAGGCTGCCAGCGAGATGTTGTTGGCCTGGCGCACGGCGATGGAGCTGGACCGGGGACAAAGCCTGAGCCTGGCGGATGCGACCAACCACTTGGGTAACAGTGGCCTGAATGTCAAAGCGGCCGACATTGGCTCGGTCATGCAACGTGGTGGCGAGGCTGGTATCGGCGCGGGAATGACCCCGGAGCAGGTGGCGGCCCTCGCGGCGGCGTTCCTGAACAGCGGCGTGGACAAGGCTGGCGCCGGTGAGGCTTTGAAAGTGTTCACCACGGTGTTGGCCAAGGGGAATGCAGCCTCACCGCAGCAGCGTCAGGCCTGGACCGAGCTGGACCCCAGGTTCAATCCGGCGATGGTGGCCGACGGTCTGCGTACGGACGCATCGGGAACCATCACCCTGGTGCTTGAAGCACTGAAGAAAAAACCTGCCGACGAGCAGCAGTCGCTGACCAAGGTTCTGTTTGGCGATAACACCGCGATTCTTGAGCTGCTGAAAAAACCGCAAGACACCCAAAAGGCCTTTGCGCTGGTGTCCGAACGGACCACCGACGGAGCGTTGCCAAAGTACGACGGCTCCGTTGCCAAAACCGCCGAAACGCTTGGCCAGACCTCACAAGGACGATGGAACGCTCATCAGGCGAATCAGACGCGTCTGTCCTCGGCGGTTGGCAATGCGCTGATGCCGGTGGACGACGGTTTGACGGCCTCCCTCGACACGGTGACGGGCGGTTTGAGTTCGCTGGCAGAAGCGTCGCCGAAGGCCGCAGCGGGCGTTGCGCTTGCCGTTGCGGCCGTCGCATCTCTAGTGGCGCTGCTTGGCAACGCTGTGTTGTCGGAGGGGCTTTCGAGAGTGGGTAAAAAGGTCCTGGACCAGACCGCCGCTCGCCTGCCAGAAAGCGTGGGGGATGTAATCGCCGACGCTGATGACGGTACCCGCAAGGGCAAGGGCGGCAAAAAAGGAGCGCCCCGCGTGACCAGGACCAGGCCTGCCGGTACGGCGAGCCGTTTGGTGGGAGCCGTGGCCAAGGCCCAACCCCTGGTCAGCAAAGCAGCGGCACCGCTAATGGTGGTCAGTGCCGGATACGATGCCTACAAAGGATTGCGCGACGGCGATGACAAGGCCGTTGGAGGTGCCGTCGGCCAGATGACCGGAACGGTCGTTGGGGCGGCGATCGGGTCGTTCCTTCTGCCTGGAATCGGCACCGCAATCGGCGGTTTTGTTGGCGGCATGGCCGGTTCGTGGCTGGGTGAGCAACTGGCGTCTCCTTCCGATCGGCTCGAGGCTCCGGAGGCGGTGACGAAAGAATTGACCAGCGCCCAGGCCAACCAACAGCAGAACACCATGACCGCAAATATCTACATCAACGGCCAAGACCAAGCCAGCGCAAGTCAGCTGGCGAACCTGGTCGTGCAGCAGCTCTCGGGCCAATTCGGCTTAATGACCATGCCCAACTCACTCGCCATGCGCAGTGACGCGGCCCTGACCGACGGAGGTACGTGATGCGTCAACAAATGGCCCTCGGCAGTTTCATCTTTGGCCTGTCGAGAAATTTTGCGTACCACCAACTGGTGCACACCTCGGACGGTGGCTGGAAAAACATCGACATCCTCACCGGCAAACCCAAGTCCAGCCAGGTCGGCCAAGGCCTGCAAGGGCTGACGATCACCGGCAAATCGATGTACGCAACCGCCATGGATCGCCTCGATGAGTTGCGGGCGCTGCAAGCCCTGCGCATCCCTTTGCCGTTGGTCGATGGCATTGGCCGCAACTGGGGCCGGTGGCGAATCAATGATGTCACCGAAACCCAGACCGAGATCATTGATGACGGTACGGCGATGGTGGTCGGCTGGGTGGTTGTTTTGACGGAGTTCGCCAATGCGTAGGGTTCGAAGTATCGCCGGTGACTCGGTGAATCTGTTGCTGTACCGCGAGCTTGGGCGGTGTGATGACGCCGTTGAAGAAGCGCTCTGGCTGCTCAATCCAGGGTTGGCGGAATGGAGCCCGGTATTGCCCGCGGGCGTATGGGTGATCCTGCCGGAAGTGGACCTCAAGCCGGTGGCATCGCCACCGGTTTCGGCCTGGGATTAAGGAGGCGACATGTCATTGGGTTTCACGCCTGCGGTGGAAATTTATGGCGCAAACGCTGCGCTGCTCAACGAACGCCTGCTCAAATGGGAGCATGTTGATGCGGCGGGGATCGAGTCCGATCAGCTGACGCTCACCATCAGCCTGGACGGTCTGGAAGGGTTGCCCAGCCTGGGCGGCAAGATTGGCCTGCGGGTCGGTTATCTGGAGTCGGGGCTGGTGGACAAAGGCGAGTTCGTCATCACTCGGCGCACGCCGTTCCTGTTTCCCCTGCAACTCGTGCTGGCGGCCATGGCGGCGCCGTTCAGTGCCGCGGACCAGACCGGGTTCAAGCAACGCCGATCCGTCAGCCATGGCCCGACGACCCTGGGTGCGCTGTTTCGTCAGCTGACTTCCCGGCACGGGTTTTCCCCCCGGGTGGCGCCGGACCTGTCGTTGATCAAAATCGAGCACATCGACCAGACCAACGAAACCGACATGGGCTTCCTGACGCGCCTGGCTCACCGTTATGACGCGGTCGCCAAACCCGTCAACGAGCTGTATGTGCTGGCCCGGCGCGGCCAGGCGAAGTCGCTGTCGGGCAAGGTTCTGCCCGAGATGAAACTGTCGGTGACGACCAACAATCGCCCAGGCGACCACGCCTTCATTTCGGCCAAGTTTGATGAAACCGCCCGAGCCAAGTACCAGGGCTGCAAGACCCGTTGGTGGGATGCGGCTGCCGGCAAGCTGCAGGTCGAGGAGAGCGGCATCGCGCCGTTCAAGACCCTGCGCCAGCGCTTCCAGAGCGCCGACGACGCCCGCGCCGCCGCTGAAGGAGAGGTGCGCCGGATGGAGCGCGAAGCGCTCAAGGTGGACATCGAGTGCCCTGGCAACCCTGGGCTGTCCGCCGAGGGCATCGTATTGCTGGACCCCACCTGGCCGGATTTCATGCGCGGTCGCTGGTCGATTGACAAGGTCACTGCCAGCGGCGAGCGAGAAAAAAGCTACCGCTGCAGCATCGACGCAACCTGCCTGGACGCCAGGGAGTGATGCCAACCGTTCCGTTGCATCAAGGAGAACGCTATGCCACTCACGCAGGCACAACTGCTGCGTATCCTTCCCAACGCCGGCATCAACGCCGACGTTTTTGCGCCTGTGCTGAACGCTGCCATGGGCCGCTTTCACATCACCAGCTTGAAGCGCATCGCTGCTTTCGTCGCTCAGGTCGGTCATGAATCCGGCCAGCTGCGTTATGTGCGGGAGCTGGGCAACGATGCCTATCTGTCAAAATATGACGTCGGCCCATTAGCCGTGCGCCTGGGCAACTCGCCCCAGGCCGACGGCGATGGTCAGAAGTATCGCGGCCGGGGATTGATCCAGATTACCGGCCACGACAATTACCTTCGGTGCAGCCTGGGATTGTTTGGCGATGAGCGCCTGCTTGCCTTGCCCGAACTGCTGGAGCAACCGCAATGGGCCGCGGAGTCGGCCGCGTGGTTCTGGGAGCAGAATGGCTTGAACGAACTGGCCGACCGTGATCAGTTCAGCAACATCACGCGACGCATCAATGGTGGTTTGAACGGGTTGCAGGATCGTTTGCAACTCTGGGCAAGGGCGAGGGAGGTGTTATGCCAACCTTCGGCCTGATGCCTTTTTCCTTCCGCTCGCTTGGTATCGCGATGTTGCTGATGCTGTTGATCGGTGGTCCGGCGATGTTGGCCTGGCGGCTTCAGGATTGGCGGTACGGCAGGCAGTTGGCGCAGTTGGCGCAGTCACAATCCGAAACCCTGAATCAAATCACCCAGGCCGCCGCGATGCAGCAAAAGGCTGAGCAGGACAAACGTCTCGCCTTGGAACAACAACTCTCCAACAGCGAACAAACCCACTACCGAGCCCTGAGCGATGCCCGACGTGACCAGGATCGCCTGCGCGATCGCCTTGCTACTGCCGATGTCCGGCTGTCAGTCCTCCTCGACGCCGACGATGTTGCCGCCGGTTGTGCAGTGCCTGCCGCCCCCGGCACCGGCGGCCTGGATCATGGCGCCCCACGCGCCCGACTTGACCCGGCGCATGCTCGACGAATTATCGCCATCACCGACGAGGGCGACCGTGGATTGATCGCCTTGCAGGCTTGCCAGGCCTATGTCAGGGCGCTGCGCCAGTGATCCGCCGAGCCTTGCAAGCTTCGAATGCTCGTGTACGGTAGGCGCCAATCGCGTCGAATCAGGAGAGCATC